GCTTTTGCCTTTTCCACTACGACTGGTTTTACGCCTTTTCTAACCCATTCCGCTGCCCAATCTGTAAGTTCCATGAGCAGCTTTTCTTTCGCAAGTTCTTCATACTTCTTTTCCAGTTCTGCTTTTTCTTGGAGAAGTTTTTGGTTCTCCGAAAGTGTCCTTTGAAGTTCTTCCTGCAATCTCACAATTTCTTTCTCTTCTTCCATTCTCATCGCCTCCTGCTGTTCTTCATAATGGAATTCTGGTGGCTCCATGTCAAACTGCTTATATATTGCTGCAAGCTTGGCGTACACGCGTTCTTTTTCTTCTCTAGGAACATCTACACCTCCTCTGGCACCTAAGAGTGCCTGCATGGCTGCTATAACTCCTCGCCGATAGATTACCATTTGGTTGTCCGTCACTTTTGCAAATGGCAACTTGTATGCTGCTTTCACCTCTGGATACCCTGACTCACCTTTTTCATAGCTCATGTCGACATATCCACAAGCTTGTGCAAGTGCCTGCCAGCCAAACTTTTGGATAATCTCATCAGCATCCGTTGCCCAATCAAAGGCCCACTCTGCATTTGGTTCCAGCTTCCATGCCGGTACATTTACAACGGCAAGCTTTACCATCGTTACATCATCTCCTAACTGTATTTCTTGTACTCCTGGGTGTGCAGGTCGATTCGTGAGTGCTAGTCCCAAGAATACATATCCAACTTTCTTCCCGCTCTTTTTGTCTTGGTATTCGTTTGTAAACTCACTAGAAACGAATCTGAATTTTTGTTCTTCCAGAAGCTTTTTCCCTTCCTCGGTAAGCTCCAAGAGTGCATATAGTCCATCGTTACGTGCTTCCAGATCCTTTACTATGCCGTACCCACCAAGTTCATCATTGTGTGCAATATTCACCGGTGGTGGATAATGTGGAATGTTGTTCTTAAAGTTTTCTGCCATTTGTCTTATAATCTCTTTGGTTATCTTTACCTCTCCGTACCGTGGGTCATAGAAAGTGCCTAGCGGTAAAGCATTCACCCATAGCTCTTTTGTTTCGCTTTCTTCTAGTTCTACTATGCTTACGATCTGGTTCATCAAATTCCTCCTTTCCATTGTGAGAAAGCTTTACTTACCACCGTTTGGATCACCATCCGGTCGTATGGTCTCGTTTGTGGTGTATCCAACTGTTCCGGTACTCTTTTCCTTTCTCTGTTATCGTATCGTGTAACCGGCTCGAGTACGCTGCGGCAGTTTACGTGCAGCGGTGGAGTGTTGGCGGAAAGTGTTGCAATGTCTTCCTTTGCTATATACATTCCATGTCTAGCTCTGCATATACGCGTTGTTCTTTCATCCAGTACTGCTGTAAACCTATAACCAATTACAACTTCTGACGTAAATGATTCTTCTATACTACCGATGTTCCAAGCTCTGGTTGCTTCTGTTCGTGCTATCATCTGCACTCTACGATCTGTAAAGTCAACCAATCTTTCTGTAAGATATGCTTTTGCTTCCTTCTCACTCATGCCTTGGCGGATTGTCTCCTCGACCCAGCTTGTTATCTTTTTTAGCAATACTGTGTCTTTTATGTGTGCAAGTTGTACAGCATACGTTTCCAAAAACTGCAGTACTTCTTGCGATGGTGCAAAGAGCTCTGCTACAATGTCTTCTACAGGTAGTCGTGCAAGCTGCGCAATTAGTTCTTTATTGCTTCCAACTAATATTGCTATCTCTTGCATATTAGGTTCTGCCAGCTTGTATGTTTTTCTACGAGTTGCCTCACCGATGACGTATGCTTTACCAAAGATGTAGCTTAGCACAAGTGCTCTTCTAAGTGCCCCTATAAGTTCCTCTTCATTTATGGTTACATTTCCGTCCTTTATTTTGACTAGTCGTACGAAGCTACGCCATATACGCTTCTCTACAAGATCTAAAGCTGTCTTTACGGTTCTAAGTCTTGCCATAGTTCATCAGCTTCTTTCGTATCAGAGGTAGTATCCTCTTTTCTTTCTGGGAAGCCAAGCATAGCACGTATCCACTGCTCATCTTCTACTGGATCCAGTACTGCGCTATCTACAAGCGAACTAAACACTTGTGCGAGGTTTTGCATCTCTTCCGGAGTTGGCTTTAACAAGTTTACAAAGCGCCCATAGTCGAGTTGCTTTCCATAGTTCCAGTCAATAAGCTGCGCCACGACTTGGTCTATTAACACAGAAGAAAGTCTTTGCGCATACCTTTGTGCTGTGTTTTGGAAGATCTGGAAATGTACTTGGCCAAGGCTGTATGCACCGGTGCTTCCTGCAGAAGTCAACAATTGTGGGACCAATAAGCCACGGTAGATCAACATGTTGAGATATTCGATTGTGTCTCTATACACGTCCGCCATAGCTGCCTTCGGTTCCAGAAGTTCGATTTGGGTATTTGGGTCAGTCGCTACTATTCCTTCAGTCCATAACGTTTTCAGTGGTTCAAGGATTTGTGAAGGGTCTGTCGCTTTTGCGTGTGTGATTGGCATTGCATATCTTTCCATTGCGACAGCCCAAAACCGGAATAAGGCTTTCTTGAACGCGTATACTCTATATATTCTACGTAATCGCGACTTTCCATATACACCTCTACCAAGCTGCATAATCACGCACTTGTCAGCTGGTATCTCAATTCTTCCACGTGTAGCAGTATACTGCACTACTGTTGACACTTCTCCATTCGCAACTGTGAAACGGCAGGTATCCGATGGAAGAACTACAATACGTTTTAGATACAGTTTGCCGTTCTTCTCTTCGTACACCTTTTCTGCAACAGCATAGCCAAAGGCTAAAAGTTCCGTAAGATAGTTATTTAGAACTATCTCCAGGGTCTCGTTCATATTCTCAAAGTTTTCGTTGATAAAGGTTTGCAGTTCTGCGTTCGTGTGTGTGTAACTTCCTAAGTTAAGAATGACATTTTCGGTAAAGAAGTCTAGCCCAGCTCCTACCGTTTCATCACGGTCAATCATTTCACGGTACATATCTATGCTTATATCATCATCATTAAGCACTTCACTTAGTGCACTAAAGAAACTTGAGTATGGAAAGCCAAATTGTGTTGTTGCTTCCGTTTTGTCCAAGAGTCTCACCTCACTTTTTATACGCAGAAACAAGAACCTTTTGTACATTCTTAGTAGCATGCACAGCTAAAGCCAACGACATTACACAGTCGTCATGATAACCTTGCTGCGCTTCCAGCTTGAAGCCGCTACCAGATTGGATCCTTTTGAAGAAACGTAGCTCATCCCTTAGATTTGTATTTGAGGTTGGCAACTCAATTTCTTTCCGTTCCATTATTAACAGTAGATTATGCAATAACTCGGATTTGGATTTCTGTGAGAACACGAACGGCCGACATGCTGTAATACGTTCAGAGACTGGTTCACCTACTCCGGTAGCGTCTATGTTTACAGTACACTTGTACTTAGCTTGTATGTCGTTTACCATGCTTATTATTTCCTCATACTCCAGTTGGTTTAGTCTGTGGAATTCTGCAACTGTGTATGGCATTTCCGTAATATCCATCACGGTGATAACTGTGTAGTCCCTGTATTTGGCAAGATCTACGCCTATACTGTATTTGTGTCCCTGGATGTACCCTGCTGGTTTATAGTCCTCAAATACTTCAGAAAGCAGCTTCCAGGGAAAGAAAGCAGAATCATCATCTACAAACTCAGCCAGATACTCTTGTCTCCATACATATTCAGGAAGTCTAGTCTTAGCTTCTTCTATTTCTTCCGTGTGCAAGAAAGGGTTATCGTATACAGTTGCATGGAAACTTTGCACCGTTCCAGATGTTCCAGATTTCAAACCGCGCTGAAATTCCGTATAGAAGTAGTTCATGCCGTTTGGTGTACTCTCCAGGATGACGTGTGCACCGGTATCCAGTTTCATCGGTGTCACCACTTGGTCGTATACCTCATCTTTTATAAATGCAGCTTCTGTTAACAATATGAAATTTGTCTTTCGTCCACGCAAATATTTGCCATTGTAAGCCGTTGACCTAGTCGTGATTTGTGATCTGTTCTTTAGTGTTATTGTAGGAAATGGAGAGGTCTTAATGTCACGAACGAAGCCGCGTAGTGGTGATGTTTCCAGTGCTTCGTTCAGCATGTCAAAATAGATCTTTGCCTGGTCCAATGATGGACCGCCAACAACAATCTTCGCTTTTGGATGGGTAAGTGCATAGAAGAAGGCTTTTGCTGCGGCATAATTCGTTTTTCCAAATCGTCTCCCTGCACAAATGACTTGTGTAGAAGCATTGAGAAGCAGAAGTTCAAGCTGTTTGGGAGCAATCTTGTTATACCCAAACAGAAGCTTTGTTACCACTTCTGGGTCCCTAAGCTTCTTCACTATCATCTGCATTTTCTGTTTCTCGTCCATCCGCAATCAACTCCAGCAATTGTGCCATTGGGTCCTCTACATTTTGATCTAACTGCCGGAACTCCTCTGCTGCACTAGCACGTACTTGACTTGTTGCCGTGTTGTACAATCCTTGCAAAGCTTTCAGTGTTTCTGGATTGATCTTTTTCCATTCACCTGTTTGTATGAGGTCAAAGAATATTAAACGAAGTTGGTCAGCCAACTTCTGGTTTTCTTGCCTTTCATTGCGCAACGATTCTATCCTAGTGATGCCCTTCTGCACCTGCTGTTCAAAGAGTTCTTGACTTTGCTGCGTTGATATTCGTGCAGCTATTTCTCTTTGCACGTTCCAGTGGTTCATCTTATGCTTGTATACCGACTTGTGGGATATTTCCTCGCTATACGTGTCTTTAAGCCACTGCGATATTCGCAGAGTCCCCCAGCCTTGTGCTAGAAGGGTTTCTATCTCATTTCGATGTGGACTATTACACACCTTGCAACGTGTGGCATATTTTGCCATTACATCACCTTCTTTACCTTCTTTATTACCCTTTTGAGCGTAATATTACCCAATGAACCATAGAAAAAGGCCCCCTTAGGGGCCCAATTTAAGGTAAAACGTATTCAAATAAAAAAGCGGGCCCTTTTATCTGCCCGCTTTCTACTAATATTCCATCATATAGTATT